GTGGGTATTAGAAACTTAGCCATGTGTCAATTCGATGAGACGTCCAACCTCGTGGTACAGTGGGACGTCTCAGGGATACCACCCGAACATAAGGATGGGATATACGTATCTCTGCGGAAACATTTAGACGAGAGACCGTGGGTCCTCTCAGTGGATACCATTCTCATAGAGAAACAACCCGATAGGAACAAGAAGATGAAGACGGTCGAGAACTTTTTACACGCATACTTTGTCATCAAGGCACCTCAAGCGGAGACCATCGTGTATGACGCCCGCTTTAAGATCCCCGATGTGTCTGGTCCAGGGAGGGCACAATACAACAAGCGGAAGAAGGCATCCATAGACAGGTGTAGGATCTTCTTGGAGTCCAACGATGTGAACGCCCACTGGCTACCCATCTTCGATGCATCAAAAAAGAAGGATGACCTCGCAGATACCGTGATGCAAGCCATCAGTTTCACGAAACGCATCGAACCCATAGCGACTCGAGCACCCCCCAAGAAACTCGCGGCTCGTAAGCCCAACGATAATCAGGTACGCACAAAGTACTCAAAGTCTAATCTCGCATGGTTGTACAAGAATGATAAGGACATTGAAAAGAATAAAAGATTCACGAAGGACCTCAAAAGGTACTACAGAGACATTGGTGACCTGATTAAAGATATGGAACAATAGATGTACAAAGATGATTAAAGTGCTCGACCATGGATTCGTTCGCCTCGTTGACCACATGCCCCAAGAGAACCTCGACTCCTCCATCGTTCAATCCGCTCGTGTATCTTACGGAGATGGGACCAAGACGAGTAGAGGTGACGCGGGACTCATCAGGTACCTCATGCGTCACTGGCACACTACACCCTTCGAGATGGTGGAGTTTAAGTTTCATATTAAGATGCCCATCTACATCGCGCGACAGCACATGCGCCATCGCACCGCGAGCATCAATGAACTCTCCGCGAGATATTCGGTGGTACCCAAGGAGTATTACACCCCCGATAGTCTCCGTGGTCAATCATCTGTGAATCACCAGGGGTCTGAGGGTGAGGTTGCCATCGGAGAGGGCACGCGCGACCACGTGATTGAACAACTTGAACATAGTTTTGGTATTTATGATACACTGTTGGAACAAGGAGTGTGTCGTGAACAGGCCCGGGGTAACCTTCCACAATCGACATACACGGAGTTTTACTGGAAGATTAACCTTCATAACCTCATGCATTACCTTCAACTTCGGATGGATGATCACGCACAAAAGGAAATTAGGGACTACGCCAACGCCATCTTTACACTCGTGGAACCCCTTGTGCCTATCACCATGAAAGCCTTCACGGACTTCAGAGTCAACGCCGTGTACCTCTCGGGACCGGAGATTGAAGCCATCAAGAATGGGGCGCCTATCGAATCACCTGGGGAGCGTAGGGAGTTTGAAGATAAGAAGAAATTGTTGGGTCTCACGTAAAAAAGTCTACTACTAACAAGTAAATGTGGCAACTCTTCGCATCTCTTTACCTTTCGTATCTCTTCTTGGGACCCCACTGGGTGTCAAATCTCATCACCGGTAAAGACCTCCAGGTGGTTGACTCTATCAAGACACTCGCCAAGCGCTCGATGTATATATCCTACGTGTCACTCTTGTACACCGCGTGGTTCTTGTACGCACCCTCGCAGCTCACGTTCGTCTACGCTGCGCTCATGTCCATGGTGGGCACGATGGCCTTTTACATTCAGTATGGCCCCGAGGATCCCTTACCCATGCATATCTTTTTGAACTTTACTGTGCTCATGATCGGGAGGGGTTACACGGATACACAATTTTACCTGACAATGTTACTGACCATGTTTTACCCACTCACGAGGGATATTTTATACACTCTACAATAGTAATAAAATCATAGCCACCATGGAATTATTATATCCCTTTTCATATAAGGATGCGAGTGCACATAGTCGGCGCAGGGCCCACGGGTATGTCTATCGCGTGGGAACTTGTTCATTTCACGGAGCATGAAGTGGTCGTGTATGACAGTAAATCATCTGCTGGTGGTTCATGGTGGGAACCAAGTGTTGAGACGAGAGACCTACACGCACACAGGGCTGTTTTTAAAAATGCATTCGTCAACACGAATAGTATTTTCAAAGAAATGGGTATCCAATGGGATGATATATTCACGAAAGAGAAAGGTTCCGTTTACGGAACTATGTTTAAATCGTTGGGTCCTAGGGACTACTGGGCCCTCACATCTTTATCTGCACGAGTTCTCTCACGCCCTGAAAAGTATAAAAAGATGTCACTCAAAGAAGCGTTGGGGCCACTCACGAAGAAGGGTCAGCGTTTTGTGGAGACTATTACCTATAGCATCGACGGGGTCGGATGGGATACGATGTCCGCCTACGAATTAGTTCAGAGCTTCAACCACGTTGGGATGTCCACACCCGAAACCCAAAAAGTTTCTGGTAAAGTGATGTCAGATGCGATGCAAGAGGCTCTCATAGCCAAGGGTGTCACGTTTGTTTTCGATACTTCCCTGAAGGATGTAGACTACAGGGATGATGGATTTACAGCTACGTTTTCTGGTGACCTGACTGTCAACGATGGACTCTTGGTCCTGTGCGTGGACCATAACGCGGCACCTAAACTCATCAAAGATAACTGGGGACCTGTACACGATACATTGGAATCCACTGCCTACGAATGTATCAATGTTCTCATGGATTATGACGAACCCCTAGATGTAACAAACACGTTGGGAATTGGGATGCAATCTGAGTGGACAGTACTCGCTGAACTTCTGGAGGGTGGGAAGACCCTCTCGTGTGTTCTCTGCAACCTCACGGAGGAAATACTCACCATGAAACCCGAAGAACTTAAGATACGTGTCCTCGAACAGGTGGGAGGAAAACGACCGTCGGGTATCCGGATCGGGTGGGGGGCTGACTGGGATGGTATTCGGTGGAGGTTTTCACAATCCGCTGGGGTCCTCAGTACCCAGGGTCAGATTCCCTTCTACGGGGGGTGTCATCACGTCGCCATGTGTGGTATGATGTCCGAGCGCCACACCCCCTACGCGAGCATAGAGGCAGCCACGGAGGTGGGGCGAATGTTCTGTCACGGGACATTCGGTACTCGACCACCCCTCAGACCCGTTTTGGTCACGGATGTTTTAATGTTACTTATAGTTTTTAGTCTCTTGATACTCATACAACGATGAGATTCTCGTGTACAGTGCACACCCCCATGCTTGATTACAACAATAAGAAATATATACGTTTTTTAATTTCAGACGATGTTAAACAACGTGTAGAATATACACATTCTAAGATTTCGTTACAAGGCGAAAAGAAGGAAGACCCGTTGGAGGGGAATGTCCTCACGGTGAAGGTACCATTTAGGTACAGGAGGGTCATGTGTACATTCGAAGGAGTACCGGTACAGTCCTTGAAGAAGGGTGATAGTATTGACGTGGATATTCTATTTATGGGCGTGTGGAACTATGCAGAGTACAGTGGGTACTCGTGGAAGTTGAGCTACATAAAGTCGAAAGACCAATAATAGTATGACGCTCACGCGTACAGGATACTTGGTACCAGATACAACTCAGGTAAAGCAGGAATTGACAGTCAGACCCATAGTGAACGGAGATTTTGGGGTGGCCCCACCGTCTTTCAAAGTTTTTAGGAAAGCTAAGAATGGTCTGTGTGTCCCGAGGTTCTACGCAGAAGAAAAGTTTGGAACCCCAGGACAGGACAACCGCCCCGAACCTCATAAAATTAATATCCCATTCAAAGGAAAATTGAGAGATGAAACTTTTCAAAATGTTGCATTGTCAAAAGCTATTGAAGCTGGTCACGGCGTCCTTTCGCTACCATGTGGTTTCGGGAAAACTACGGTATCCCTGGCCATAGCGTGTAAGCTTGGATACCGCACCATGATTGTTGTCCACAAGGAGTTCCTGGCCAATCAGTGGCGTGAACGTATCCAACAGTTCTGCCCCGGTGCCACCATAGGTATTGTCCAACAAAATAAAAAAGAAATTGAATGCGATTTTATAATTGCCATGCTCCAATCACTTTCATTAAAAGAATATTCATTTGAAGATTTCGATAGTGTGGGGACCCTCATAGTCGATGAGGCCCATCATGTATGCGCAAAAGTTTTTTCACAGTCCCTGTTTAAATTGTGCCCGAAGCATGTCTTCGGTCTCTCAGCGACACCCAACAGGAAGGATGGTCTCACGAAGGTTCTTCATTGGTTCATGGGTCCCACATTCTTCGCAGTGGAGCGTGAAAATCAGGCACAGGTGGATGTATTCCCATTGGACTTTACATGTGGTCGGTTCAGTGACCCCCCACCTTGTACACGATTTGGGAAACTTTCACTACCCACTATGATCACAGAAGTCACCGAGATGGGTGACCGCAACGCACTCATCTTGAGTACCATCAAGAGTGCAACCAGGGGGACGCGTCAGGTACTCGTGCTCAGTGATAGACGCGCACACTGCGAATGGCTTCATGAACGTTTCAAGGAAACATCGGGACTATACATGGGTGGGATGAAGGAAGTGGAACTCACAAAGTCCAGTGGAAAACAAATCATTTTCGCAACATTCAGTCAGGCCCACGAAGGTTTGGATATTCCGAGTCTAGACACTGTCATCCTCGCCACTCCCAAGTCTGATATTGTACAATCCATAGGGAGAATCATGCGAGAGACGAGTGGTAAGAAGAATAACCCAAGGATTTATGACATCGTAGACCAGTGGTCTGTATTCTTTGCGATGTACCAGAAGCGTCTCAAAGTGTATAGACAAGGGGGTTTTAATATTCCAAGTGACCCGAAGGCGCCCAAGGAAGCTACCGATCCTTTCTCAAAAGGAAAATGTCTCATAAAGTTATAGGATGCCTTGCTCCGTGGGAAGAGATACACCAAAATATAAAAGTGGGGCGGCATCAACACTTCAGGATGTGACTGAAAATGGTAACAGTACCACTTTAAGTATTGAGACGGGTGCTTTCTTTGTAGGTGATGGGAGTCAACTTACCAATATACCAGGATTTGGTGGATTTGGTACTCTCGAACAGGTGACAGCCACCGCTAACACGACGAGTCATGAGATCACATTCGAGAACACATTCACCTCATTCGAAGCCCGAGGTAACGTGGTGGTACTGGGTAACGTCACGGCTTTGACATACTATGGGGATGGGTCGACCCTCACCGGTATCGTGACACTGTCAGATTTTGGAGATAATGTGAGTAGAATAACAAACCTTGAAACCTCTAATGGTCTCATAAGGACTGACCTGACTGATAATGTTTTGAGGATAACAAACCTTGAAACCTCCGATGGTGTTACAACGACCGACCTGACTTCAAACGCTTTAAGGATAACAAATCTTGAAACCTCTAATGGTCTCATAAGGACTGACCTGACTGATAATGTTTTGAGGATAACAAACCTTGAAACATCTAATGGTGTTACAACGACCGACCTGACTTCAAACGCTTTAAGGATAACAAATCTTGAAACCTCCGATGGTGTTACAACGACCGACCTGACCTCGAACGCTTTAAGGATAACAAATCTTGAAACATCTAATGGTCTCATAAGGACTGACCTGACCTCGAACGCTTTGAGGATAACAAACCTTGAAACCTCTGATGGTGTTACGACGACCGACCTGACCTCGAACGCTTTAAGGATAACAAACCTTGAAACCTCCGATGGTGTTACAACGACCGACCTGACCTCGAACGCTTTAAGGATAACAAACCTTGAAACCTCTAATGGTCTCATAAGGACTGACCTGACTGATAATGTTTTGAGGATAACAAACCTGGAGGGGGAAACACAACCAGTGTCCCGTGGGGGTACAAATTTGACATCATACACGGTGGGAGACATTTTGTATGCATCGGCGACTAACACACTTTCTAAACTATCCATCGGCGGTGTAGGGGCTGGAAATGTACTCACTGTGACGGGTAGTACTACTATAGCGTGGCAACCTCCTTCGGGGGGTTCGGGTGGGTCTACGATTGGTAATCTTCAACAAGTAACCACACAGGGGTCTTCTACTGATGTGTATGTGACGTTTACAAACCCTACTACATCTTTGCGAGCGAGTGGTAACGTCTTAGTAGACGGTAATGTTACTGCAGATACATATTTTGGGGATGGTTCTAATATCACGGGGGTTGTAAAAACAGGTGAAATTGTAAATATTCAGACGGCTGTGAGCAACCTCCAGACGTCCAACGGTCTCATTGGGGTTGACATGACATCCAACGCTTTAAGGATAACAAACCTTGAAACGTCCAATGGGTTGATAAGGGGTGATCTAACTTCAAACGCTTTAAGGATAACAAACCTTGAAACGTCCAATGGTCTCATAAGGACT